CGCTGAGGCCAGGCTTCCGCCTGGTCTTAACTTACTTACAAAGGAGTCGGCTATGGAACTCGTGATTTACAAGGTACTAGTGATTGCGTCAGTGATCCTGACGCTTTACACAGAGATACCCGTTTCTTGCGAGCCCGTGGCCACAACCCCTTCCCTGTCTGTAGGAGAAACGCAGTCTTGCGACGGCGTCTGTCTTTCCAAACAGATGCGACTGACCTCGATTGTAGGTGCACCATGAAATTGACAGTACCCCTTAATGTGCTCAGCGGGCTGCGCAGTACGTGGAAGACGGACGGAAGTCCGGAACAAACGTACGCTGATAGCTTCGTTGATTACACATATGTCGGGCTGGATAAATCTGGTGTCGACCTACCGTCGTGGCGGGACCGAGTTCTTAAAGGTTATGATGCTTCAACAAGGTATTCCAGGGTTTCCCTGGAGTACGACCCTGTTGTGCATCGGAACTCGGTAGGCGGTATTGCGACGTTTGAACCTCGGACGAATTTTGTCACGAAGTCGATCGGTCGCGCCGCCCTTTCCGATCTGCCAAACTTCTTCCAAACTGGGGACGACCCAGCCCTGATGTCTCGGGCTGCGGAGATGCTCCAGAAAAGGATTAGGCAGGATTCAGGCCAGTCACAGCTACTTGTGCCGTTAGTCGAGCTCCGTGAGATGCGCGGTTTAATCCGTACACTTGCGGGGTCCGGCAGCGGGCTTGTTAAAGCTTTGCTGGATATTCGTAGGACAAGAGGTGTTTCAGCATACAAATACGCTTCTGACGCCTGGTTAACCTGGTCATTCGGGATTTCTCCGATGCTAGGTGACGTCAAAAGTATTGCGGAGTCGCTCGCTTCTTTGAGTGAGTCGCCCGTCGTAGGCCGGTACGTTGGCCATGCTGAAAAGGATTGGACTTCGGGGTTCAAACGAACCTCGGGGGCCGGGCTCCACGCGTCCCTCTACGGGGACGTTCATTTGAGCCATAATCTATCCTATAGGTACATTGCTGCGCAGCGCCGTGATTTAAGCACTGCCAACAACTACGTGATAGCTCAACAGTTTGGCCTTGAGGCAGGTGCCCTCCCTTCAGTTCTTTGGGAGCTTACACCTTACTCTTGGCTAGTTGACTATTTTACTAACGTAGGCGCTTACATGGAAGAGGTTTTTACATCACCTCCTGGTTCCACGATTTATGTGGTCCAGAATAAGCGCTATACCTGCGACGTTCAACATTGCGGAGAGGTCAAGAACTCAGGTTCGTACGATTGGCTTAATTTCCAACTCGTCTTACCGGGTTCTGCCACCTACTCCAATTTTAGTCGCACACCTCTGGCACAGCTCCCTACCCCCTCGCTTCGCTTCAAAAGCGTCGATGAGATTGGTAGGAATGCTGTTAATCGGTTACTTAACCTGTCGGCGTTACTCGCCCCGTCTGGTGCCCTTTGGCACTATCAGCGGCCTGGATAATCCAGGGATCAAATATAGGAGACTTACTATGTCTTTCAATCCATCTACACCTGTAACAGGTGCGGCAGTCACGGGACTCACGTCCCCGACTTATACCCTCACCACTGATGTAGCCCCTAACATTAATGGCAAGCAATACGCCATCTCTGCTTTGGGTGGCACTCAAGCCAACGTTGACGTTAATAGTGTGAGTAAGCCTTTCACGCTGACGTTCTTCCGTCCGGCGGTGTTGCGTACTCTCCCGCAGGCAAACCCTGTGACTGGAGTGATCAAATCGGTCCCGATGAACAGCTACAAGCTGATTACCCGCAAGGGTGTCATGCCTGCTGCCAATCAGAGCGCCATTGTGGCACGTATTACCACCACTATTGACGTTCCCGCCGGCTCGGATACATATGAGCCGGAAGACCTGAAGGCTATGTTGAGCTTGCACTTCGGTGCCGGCTCAGCCCAAGCTTCGGGGATTGCCGACACGATCACCACCGGCGTAATTTAAACCGGTGTCTTTTCCAGTCTATTAGGAGATGTCTTATGGACCGCACAACTAGTGAAGCACGGCTTGATAGCTTCTTCGCTACACTTGCATCAGAGCTAGCCAATAAGTATGGTCGCACTCCAGAAAAACAGAGTGCGATCGACCGACTGGCCATTCGCTGCAGAAAACGCGCAGCTTTTGAGAGGCCTGAACTTGAACCTCTGCAACTTGCTAAATTTTGCAAGATTAACGCAGAGGTCCAGACCCATGTATGGAACTTACCTTCTGACGTCGAAGCGAACGCTCGCCACTTTATACTTGTGGCACTCGAACGCTACACGTCGTCGGTTGACGAGCTCTCCATACAAAACCCTCTATGCATGGAACATGTTTTTGACAATTGGCGATTTGGGCCCGGGGCCAGTAATGGCATCCAGGGTACCCACACTGCCGAAAAGTTGTCTAAACGTATGACGTGCACTACTCTGTGCGAACCCCTTGTTTCAAGTCTACGACTGAGAAATGCCTACCTGGCGGCAAAAGATAGCCGCGATGGGTTGGGCACCACCGTAGTAGAGGGGTCGCGTATGCAAACCGTACCAAAAAACGAGGACACTGTACGTACTATAGCGATAGAGCCTTCTGGGAATATGGCCTTGCAGCTTGCTGCTGGCCACTACCTTGAGGGTACCCTACGCTATGTCGGTCTTGATATCACCACGCAGGAGCCTAAGAACAAGCGCCTTGCGCGTGTCGGGTCAGTCACTGGTCGTCTCGCGACGATTGATTTAAGTGCAGCATCCGACCGAATCAGCATCGAATTAGTGCGTCGCCTCCTACCGTCTAAGTGGTTCGAGCTGCTTGTGAAACTTCGCAGCCCTATCACAGAATTTCCTGACGGTACAAAAGTTGAGCTTAACATGATCAGCACCATGGGGAATGGTTTTACTTTCCCCTTAATGACGCTGCTCATTTGTTCGATCATATATGGTATGCGTGCCGTAAGGCACGGACCCAGTCTTTACATCGACTGGACCCATACTGCAGTGTATGGGGACGATATAATCGTCCCCACTCACGAGTATCATACCCTTTGTGATCTACTCAACGGAGCGGGGTTTGTTGTTAACCACGACAAATCTTTCAGTGATGGCCCTTTCCGCGAAAGCTGCGGGGGTGATTATTGGTTAGGGGTTGATATTACTCCTTTCTATGTAGAATCCCTAAGTAGCAACGCGGAGCTGTATGTTGCTTTAAATAAGGTTTTAGAATGGTGTGCGCGGCACGAAATTGTGCTTCATTGCACCATCTTGAATCTACTGCGACTGCTCGGCAATAGGCCTTTCCTTGTACCTGAGTGGTATAACCCTGATCAAGGGATTCTTACCTCCAGGTGTGGGCGTCGTTTTAAGTACCTGTCCATTCAGCAGGGCCGCCTAGAACTCAAGAATCACGAGTTCGCGGTCATGCTTGCTTGCGGTGGGTACCTGACGCCCGATGGGCCTGACATGTTCTATATTCCGCGCGGCTTTGGAAAACCGCGCTATAGTGTCAGGCAAGCCAGGTTGCCTTCGGGCTACTTGGATGGTTGGTCACCCGAGAGGGGGACCAAAACAGGCTCAGCCTGGATCTCTATGATTCTTGAGATCTTGAGCTAGCTTGAAAAGGGG